GAGGTAGGATATGAAGCAGCAATTAAATTCACCAAACAGCGCAAAGATGGAAATTAACTACCGGCGATTTTACCACCGCGTCAAACGCCGATACCCGGCAATCGAACGCCAGATCAACGAACAGGGCCAGATCAGTTCACTCGACGAGATACCGGCATTGTACGAACGGTTCAAGCGGGTTACATCGGCGAACGACGACGACATCCGTAAAAATACGGATAACGTGCGGCACATATTCGTGGCGGTGATCACCAGAATGGAAGACCCGCTGTTCTTCACCGACAACGCACCGGTAAGGCGCGGACTGCGCATGGAGCTGGCAAAACTGCTCGGGTGCGACCAGACGATCATAAGCCACGGATTGAGAAGTGTGAAAAATTACATGGACGTTTACCCGGAGTTCTGCGCGAAGGTGGAGTATTTTTACGGCAAAATGACAGAGTGATGGATTTCGACAGCATGGATTTTAGTATTGAGGAAGACGACGGCGCAGAGAACTTCTGGGGCGACGTTGATTTTTCCAATACATTCAGCGACCAGATCGCCGCCGTCGAAGATACCCGATACATCAAACCGACACGCCAGCGACCCGCACCAGTCAAATACGAACACGCGGCACAACTGGCCAGAGATTTAAAGATCACCGACGAGTGTAGTTATTTCGCCATCGTTTCCGGTAATTTCATACTGGGCGATATATTTGAGGCAATAGCCGTGGAGCAGCAAATCCAATACCAGCGCCTGGACATCAGCACCCTGTCAATGTCATACGACAACGTGGATAGCCTGCGAAATTTGCAAATGCACAACTACGTAAAGCAAATTAACCTGATCATCAGTGATTATTTTTTCGCCCACGAACGCGGCGGAACCGTGAAATACATTTACGAAGAATTGGACCGGGACGATGCCTTTCAGCTGGCCGTGGCCGGTATCCACACCAAAATAACATCATTCACCACACAGACAGGGTTAAAGATCGTCATACATGGCAGCGGCAACTTGCGCAGCAGCCGAAACATAGAACAAATCAGCATAGAACATAACCCAGAGTTATACGATTTCATCACCGACTATAACGACCGGATCATCGAGAAATATAAAACCATCCGCAAAGGAATACGCGCGGATAAATTGTGGAACGTAATAAATTAAGATCATGGCAGCAAAATCAGGAAACAGCGGAGGAGGATCGGGCCGCACAGGAAAAGCAAAGGCAAGGCAGTCGAAGACGTACGATTTTAGTGGAGTCCCATTTTAACATTTAGCGCATGAAGTTAAGCGACATTCGGGTGAACCCGAAAAACCCGCGTATCATTAAAGACGACAAATTCCGTAAACTGGTGAAGTCGTTAAAAGAGTTCCCGCAGATGATGGAACTCCGCCCTATCATTGTGGATGACGACGGTATCATCCAGGGTGGCAACATGCGATACAAGGCGCTCCGGGAATTGGGCTATTCAGAGGTACCGGACGGATGGGTAAAACAAGGCCGCGACCTGACGCCGGAACAGTGGCGCGAGTTTGTCGTAAAAGATAATTTGGGGTACGGGGAATGGGATTATGAACTGCTGGCAAATGATTATAACATCGATGAATTAACCGACTGGGGGCTTGACATACCGGATGGATACACTCCAGAACCAGAAGTTCAGGAAGACGACTTCGACATTCCTGATATTATTGAAACAGACATTAAAGACGGCGACATCTTCGAAATCGGATCACATCGTTTAATCTGCGGAGACAGCACCAAGGCCGAAGCATACGAAAAGCTAATGCAGGGGAAGAGCGCGGATTTGGTGATCACAGACCCGCCGTATAATGTAAATTACTCAGACAAACAAGCTTTGTTAAATTTACTTGATAACGGCAACCAAAACCAGACAGACATTATAAACGATTCATTTATTGACCGTGACAAATATAACGACTGGATAAAAGGAGTATTCAATACGGTAAAAAAATACATTGCATCATATAACGCCGTTTACGCTTTCGGCAATGCCGAAAGCTTGATCAGCTTTTATGAGTTAAAAGATTTTCATATTTCTAATATGCTGGTATGGGTAAAAAACAGACTCGTATTGGGAAGGCAGGACTATAAGGGAAAACATGAAAATATTATTTATGGATGGTATGGGCATCACAAGTGGTATGGAGACAATTCACAGGTAACGGTATTTGAAGATGACATCGACTTCGCAAAATTAAAGAAGGATGAATTATTAAAAATATTACAGGACATATTCTCCGAAAAAGTAAAAACAACAGTTATAAGATGCGACACGCCACTAAAAAACGACCTTCACCCAACCATGAAACCAATCCTTTTATTGGCAGAACTAATACAAAATAGTAGCAAATCGGGGCAAATAGTCCTCGACCCGTTTCTGGGGTCAGGAAGCACCATGGTAGCCGCCACCCAACTGAAACGCAAATGCTATGGAATCGAACTCGACCCAAAATATTGTGACGTTATAATTCAGAGAATGACGAAGTTAGATAATACAATCACCATAAAAAGAAACGGAGTTGAAGAAAGCGAAAAGTGGAGAGAAAAGGTATCAGAATTAGTTGATTAATCTTAAAAAACAGACACTTATAAAAAAGCCATCAAATAAAAAGATTATTGAGGTCCTTGAAAAAACAGGAGGGCTTCTTAAACCGGCAGCCACCAAATTAGGCATCACCAGGCAGACCATCTATGAATGGATTGAACGCGAACCCGAACTAAAAGAGGCGCTGGCCACAATCCGAGAATCAATGGTTGATATGTCAGAAGGCGCACTATATAAACAAATATCAGAAGGCAATACCGCCGCAATATTATTCCACCTCAAGACCCAAGGCAAACACCGCGGATACATCGAACGAAGCGAATCCGACATCACCTCCGGAGGTAAAACAATCCGCATAACGCTACCCACGCCAGATGAGCCAGCCGATAACGCTTGAGTTCGGCAAAGAACTGTTCACGCCGCTGTTCTACAAATTACAGAAGGCAGACACGCGGTTCGTGATCAACTACGGTGGAGCAGGATCAGGGAAGTCGTACACCCAAACCCAGCATGAACTGATCAAGGCCCTCCAGCAAAAGGAAACCACGCTGGTAGTCCGCAAATACGCCTCCACGCTCAAACATTCCGTTATCGCACTGGCCCGCCGTATTCTGGACGACTGGGGATTGAATGAATACTACATCGAGAACAAATCCGACTTCGTGTTCACCTTCCCGGCAACCGGGTCAACGATAATTTTCAAAGGGTTAGATGACACTGAGAAGATCAAGTCAATCGCCGGGATAACCCGTATATGGGCGGAAGAGGCCAACGAACTAACGAAGGACGACTTTAATCAGTTAAACCTTCGCCTCCGTGGCCGCGATAATCTCCAGTTCACCATGACGTTCAACCCGATCGATGAAAACCACTGGTTGAAAAAGATATTCTTTGACGGTCACCAGTACGACAGCGATACGACGCTGATAAAAACCACGTACAAGGATAACCGGTTCATTGACGACGTGTATAAACTGGAACTCGAGCGGTACGCAAACCTCGACCAGAACTATCACCGTATCTATGCCCTCGGCGAGTGGGGTATCATCGACGACGCCCGGATATTCACGACATGGGAAACCCGTGACTTCCCGATGTCGTCATACCTGACAAAGAACGTGGTATATGGCCTCGACTTCGGGTATAGCCAGGACCCGGCGGCAGCGGTACGGACAACGACATACCATGGCGAAATATACCTGGACGAGGTATTCTACCGGACGAACCTGACCAATTCCGACATAGCCAACCTATTGAAGCAGGACGGATATAGGGGCGAGCCGGTGGTATGCGACAGCGCGGAACCGAAGTCAATCACCGACCTGCGACGGATGGGAATCAACGCCATGCCAGCAGACAAGACAAAGGGATCGGTAAACGGCGGCATCGACTTTCTAAAGCGTAACCGGGTATTCATCAGCGGACGGAGCCAGAACCTGGCGAAGGAAAACCTGTATTACCGGTGGAAGAAGGACCGGCTGGGGAACTTCCTGCCCGTTCCAGAAGACGCCCATAACCATTTATGCGACGCGACCAGGTACGCATATTCTTTGGGTATCCATGACCGCAAAACCCAAAACCTCGATAAAGTATTCTTCTGATGGAAACAATCGATACGCTGGCCTGCGAGTTCGGCTACGAGATCATCATGGTGGTGCCATACGCCAACTACCTGCACGAAAACGGGCAGCCGGTCACGGTGATCACATCGCGGGG